ATTGTCAGTAAATTTTATTAAGAAATGAAACACTTAGGATTACATATTTACGATCAGAATTCAGACATAAGTTGGTTAGAAGAAGTTTTAATTTTCAACTTAATTTCTGCTTTGAGTTGGAAAAAATATATGGGTCCAATCCATCTATATTGTAATACTAGATACTTAAATACCCTAAGAAAGTGGAATTTACATCTAGTATATGATTACATTAATACTGACATACTTGACAATAAACCAAATGAAATCGATTATAGTCAATATTGGGCTTTTTGTAAGTTGTTAGTAATGAATGAAGTTAAACCACCATTTACACAAGTAGATACGGACTTATATCTCAGATTACCAATTCAGTTAGATGATGACATTATTATGTTTCACGAAGAGAATTTTTCACTAGATTTCCATAGGAACATTTATATTGAACCAGACTTGTTGATTCCAAGTCATATTAAAGAAATGAATCTTGATAAGTCGATATTACCAACCAATACAGCTTTACTACACATCAAAGATAATAGTTTTATTAATGAATGGGTTGAATTATCCAAAGAAATTGCTGTATATAACAAAGATGTTAAAATTGAAAATCCATCGATTAAAATGTGTTTTGTAGAACAAAGATTATTACCTATGATATTGAAGAAGAAAAATCTTAATTATAGTCTTATATTGAAATCCATATTTCAAAGTCACGAAATAGAAGCACAGAATGGTTCAGAATGGATTCCAAATCCATTTGAATTAAAGAATAGTGATCCAAATGAATTTAAGATATTTGATGGTATTAAACATCTTTGGGGTATTAAGAAGATGTTTCACATACCAAACATTAGAAATCTAATTATGTCTATTTGTTTAGATGATTTATCACAATATAAAATCGATTATAAACCTTATGGAAAATTATTTATAAAATTGAAAAAAAAATACAAAAATACCAAAAGGGACATTAGGTAATCTTATATATAATTATGATTTGATTGTCTAATGTGTGAAGAAAGGACCTCCTAATTTTAGGGGGTTTTTTCATTTTGTCAAACTTTTACCTCTTTTGAATTGTTCTGAAACTCTTTCCCAAATGGAATATCCAAAAATATTTGTGAAATGTTCGTCGATTGATTTCATTTCAACAACTATTATTAATGATGCTCCAAGATTTTGAAGATCTAAACCTGTCTTGAATACATATTTATCAACTACAAATAATCCAATAATTAATAAATTATAAAGAAATACTTTACTAATAGATTGTGACATTTTACGACTAGTTATAGCATCCTTACATTTAATAGATTTCCAAATACCAAATACAAAATCTAAAAAGATTATGAATGTTAGTGTATAAAGTATCGTAGAAATCGGTGCAAAGACTGCAAATAAAGGACCGAACCAGTTAAGAAAATTGAATTGGAAATTTTTCATCATACATTTATATAGTAACCATCACCATCACAACATCTTGGATCGGATTGGAAACCATTTCTATTTTTTATATAATAAGTATCTGGTAGGAATAGACCTGCAAAATAATTATTATTTTTTGGTCTGACTCTATTCACACCAGATGTTTGATAATATTCAGGAAATTCAGTAGGATTATTAGTTATATATTCACGAATTCTTTGACTGTAAAATTGAGCGTTATTTAGAATTTGATTTCTAATATACTCAATATCTTGTCGTGATGATGGAGCTCCATATTCACTTGATTTTTGACTGACCGCTTTGTTAGTAATCTTGAATCCTAAACTCGGAGCAGCTTCATAAATTGCATATAAGGAAGTCGCAGCCTGAATGTAGTTATTCATCAAGTAAAGATATTGAGCTCCTTGTGGAGATCCATAAGTAGTTATATCATCAATAAACTTAGTGTAAAGATTGTAACCTAATACAGATTGAATCCTAACATTTTGTGCGATAAGAATGAATGAATTCAAAGCATCATCATCTATATTCGCATCTAAATAACCCGAATAATATTTCTTCAAATAATCAGTTGTTATGAAATATACTGTGTTCTGAAACATAATTTATTTATTAATTTTTTATTCAGGTGTTGCTCCTAATAATGCTTCGATCTCAGGATCATCTAGTCCTAAACCAGTTTTAATCAATATAGAAGCTTGTAATTTATCTAATTGACCTTTTTTGAATTGACGGATAATCCTCAATAATTGTTGATGTTGTTTAGCTGTCATATTCTTGATATTATCATTAATTACAATTTCATTCTCAGTAACATCTTCTACCTCTTCTAATTGTTGTGGTTGGTTTTCAACTTCGACATTATAACCTGTGAGCTTTTCAGCCACCTGCTCTTCATATTCATTCTGTAATAGTAAATGATACTTTTGTTGTGGTGTAATGCCTGATTCCAAAATAGCTAAAATATCAACCATATTAGTGTTGATCTTACTGAATTGTGGTTTATAGATATTTAGTTTCAATTCATCATTAATACCATTAATCTTTCTCAACCAATTGAATGTTTTTTCAATAATTCTTTGTTTTGGAATTACATATTGTTGTGTGAAGATTTCTAATGATTCTAATAATTCATTTCTATTACCTAATTTACCAGGTGTTTCAATTCCGAACAAACCAGGATTAGTCACTCTATGTGCCTTCAATATACCTTCTCTAACTTGTTCGTTTAACATAATAAAACGTTCATCAGATGCATTTAGATTGATTGGTTCAAATGTCGCAGCACTATCTTTAGTATCACTAAACGTAACCATAATATTACCAGCCATATCAGAACCAGCATATTGGTTTTTTAATCTTTTGACAATCTCAAAAGCTTCTTCACTTGATGGCTGACCTATTGGAAAGTTTATCAACATAGATGGGTGAAAACCATTTTTAACATTATTCAAATGAAAGTTTGATATTTCCCATTCAAGTTCAATCCATCTTATACCTGCTTCATATTCAGGTCTAGCATAAAATTCAGTTCCTGGTCTATATTCTTTGACATATAGAATTTGTGACAATTCCTTTTTATTAGATGTAGAAAATCCACTATATAGAACTGGTTTATGTTTGTATGAATATCCCCAATCATCACAATACCAATAATTTTCTTGTTGTGGATATTTCTCAGGCTTATCACTCACAGCGATTCTAACCTTCGATGGATCTATGTAATTGATTTCAGCTATTCTACTTCTATCTTTGCTCCAAACGATGTTAAGATAAAATCCACCATACAATTCCATATCCATAGAGATTTTGAATAGTATCTGATCTAAATCATCTTGATTATAAACATTCTTCAAAAATGATAGAGCTTCATTACTCAACCCAATTTTATTAAATCCATTACCACCAATCAACATAGCTTTTTGTTTTAGAATGGATGAATGTAATGAACTTCTATTGGATAGACTAATCAAAAATTGTGGATATAGATTATCATCACCGAAGCTGACCCAACCACGACCATTAGATATAGTTTCAGATGGAGTTGGAATATCTACTGATGCAAAGTTGAAACTATCAAAGTATTTTTTTTCATTTGTATTTGTATTCATATTGATTACATATTTTTATAATATATTATTTGTGAATCATCATTTCCTGTATATTGACTATCAGCAGATGATGTTCCATCAATAATTAAAATTCCGGTTTCAACTAATCCAATAGCCTGTGTAATATCCAAATTTGATGGAGTTGTCATTTCCCAAACATTATAAGTCCATTCACCTTGATTGGCTAAAATTTGACCTGTAATTGGGTCATCAACTAAACCTACAGAAATTGTAAATGACGACCAATACCAAGGCGAATAACTTGAATCATCTTGATAAAAAATTACTTCCTCAAATGAACCCTTTCTTATAATCTGCCAAGTATAATAAGGTTGTATCTGAGTAGATTTCTCATATGGTGTAATCGTTATGACATTTTCTCCATTATTAAGATAGATCATTCTTCAATATTATTTTCATTAAATTTGAAACCCATAGGAGCTTTGAACTCTTTTGGTTTTTTAACTTCTTTTGATTCGAATAAAAATGAATACCCATTATCAAATAATAGTTGATACATTTCCTTTTCGATTAGTCTGACTTGTAAATCAATATTTCTAAA